CAATCGACCAAACCATCGACGGAGGTGCGGCGTAATGGCAGTCGGTACGCAAATGAAGCAGCGGCGTGCCACCGCGGCGGTTTGGACCACGAGCAACGTTGTTCTCGGGGACGGTGAACTCGGTGTCACAACGGATACAGGCATCATCAAGATCGGAAATGGCACGAGTCACTGGGTTGACCTTCCAGTGGCTTTCGCGAGTGACTACCTGCCTGTCCTCGGCACCGCTGCCAACTCAGCTCTTCTTGGTGGCGTCAGTATCAGCAGCATTGTCAAGTACACTGATGGCGATACTGCGGCGACGGCGGACAAGTGGGTCAAGCGACTTAGTGACGGACGTGCGAAAGCTGCGGCAGGTACGGCGTCAGACGATCTGATCCAGAAGTCGCAGTTGGACGCTGCGCAGGCTGCGTTGGTTCTCACGACCATTTCGCAGACTGTTACCGCGCCTGTCACACTGGCATTGACGGATCAATCCAAGATCGTGGCCGTCAACAACTCCTCGCTGACCACGAATGTCGTGGTCACGATTCCCACGAATGCCTCCGTGGCATTCCCTGTCGGGTCGGTCGTCGAGGTGTTGGCGATCGGTGTTGGCGGCGCAAAGATCGTTGGCGCATCCGGTGTCACTCTGAGCGGTTCGTACATCGCTTACCCCAACTACGGCGCCGTCCGCCTCGTCAAGACGGCGACGAATACGTGGATGGGTCTCGGGCGGAACGCGCACAAGCGTCTGCCGAAGTGCCGCGTGTACAAAAACAACGGTACGACGTACACCTCTGGCGCTGAAACGCCAATCCCGTGGACCACCGAAGACACGTCGGGTTCGGATGTGTGGAACCCGGATCACGAGTGGTTCAGCATGCCGGGAACAGGTCTTGCAACGGCTCGACGTGTCACCATCAACAAAGATGGCGAATACATCGTTCAGGCCAACATTCCCACGACCGGCAGCGTTACCGCGGCCCTCTACATCGTGAAGATGGTGTCTGATGGCACCGCAACAGGCGCCACGAAGTACTGCAACTCCCCGGCAATTGCTGCGGGGGCTGCTGTGGTTCAGCGGCGTTTCTCGGCAGGTGACACTGTCGGCGCTGTCTACCAGCCCTTGGCGGCAAACTCCACGGACGAAGCTGACGGGACATTCGGCAACCGCTGCGACTTCATCATCACGCGCCTGAGTGACTAAGGAGGGCTATGTTCTCCGTGTCGTCCTCGGGCGATTTCAGCAAGACACTGAGGTTCTTGCAGCAGATGGCAAAGCTCGATTCGGCCATCGCCAAAGTGTGCGAGACCGAAGCCAAAAGGGGCGTGAATGCTCTAAACGCTGCTACGCCTCGTGATTCCGGCCTTGCGGCCAACTCATGGGGCTTCGTAATCGAGCGTTCCGCCGGAAAAGTTCTCATCGGATGGACGAACTCCGATGTGGAAAACGGGTTCCCTGTCGCGCTGATGATTCAGTACGGGCATGGCACGGGAACCGGTGGCTATATTCAAGGGCGGGATTACATCAATCCTGCGATGAGACCTGTATTTGACAGCATCCGAGACTCTGTGTGGAAGGCGGTGACTTCAGCATGAGCAATATTGAAGAGCGCATTGTTCGTATGACCATGGACAGTCAGTCCTTCACTGCTGGCGCGAACAATCTGATGTCACTGCTTCAGGCTCTCAACAAGGCCCTCAAACTTGAGGGAGCCTCGCAGGGTCTTGCTGACGTTAGCAGCAACCTCAACAAATTCGATACATCTCAGCCGCAAGGTCAAGTTTCCGCGCTCGCGGCGAAATTCAGCGCGCTTCAAATCGCTGCTGTCACAGCGTTGGCGAATATCGTCAGCAGAGCAGTCGACGCCGGCCTCAGCCTGGCAAAGTCGCTGACGGTTCAGCCACTGATCGATGGCTTCAGTGAGTACGAAACGCAACTCGGCTCGATCCAGACTATTCTCGCGAATACGGGGCTCAAGGGCGCCGAAGGTCTGGCCAAGGTCAACGATGCGCTCAACAATCTGAACCATTATTCAGACCAGACGATCTACAACTTCAGTGAGATGACCAAGAACATCGGCACCTTCACGGCTGCCGGTGTGAGCTTGGATACCGCCACGCAAGCCATCAAGGGCATCGCGAACCTGGCGGCCATCTCGGGCTCGAATGCTCAGCAGGCGTCGACGGCCATGTATCAGCTCTCTCAGGCGCTTGCCGCGGGCAAGGTCACGCTTGAGGACTGGAACAGCGTCGTCAACGCCGGCATGGGCGGCAAGGTCTTCCAGGATGCGTTGATCCAGACCGCTCGAGTCCACGGCATTGCGGTTGACAAGATCATCAAGGACGAAGGCTCGTTCCGACTGAGCCTGCAGAAGGGCTGGCTGACCGGTCAGGTTTTGACCGAGACGCTCAGCAAGTTCACCGGTGAACTCACGGACGATCAGCTCAAGTCCATGGGCTACACCAAGGAGCAAATCAAGGGCATTCAAGAGATGGCCCGGACTGCGGTGGATGCGGCCACCAAGGTCAAGACCATGTCTCAGTTGCTGGACACTCTGCGTGAAGCCGTCGGGTCAGGATGGGCGCAGGCGTGGCAGATCGTGTTCGGCAACTTCGATCAGGCCAAGGATTTGTTCACGGGTGTGAACAATGAGCTTGGCGGCATTATCCAGAACTCGTTCAAGGCCTTCAACAGCTTGCTTCAGGGTTGGGCAGATCTCGGTGGTCGGCAGGCCGTCATCGACGGCATCGTCAATGCCTTCCGAGCTCTGCAATCGTTCTTGAAGCCACTGGGCGATGCTTTCAGCCAAGTCTTCCCGCCGACAACGGCGAGAGATCTGGTCAACATCTCGAACGCTTTCCGAGACTTCATGGCTCGGCTCAAAATAGGAGCCGATACTGGCGATAAGCTCCGGAGGACTTTCGCCGGATTGTTTTCGATCTTGGGAATCGGCTGGGACCTTTTCAAGGCCGGTGCCAAGTTTGTCGGCGATTTGATCGGAAAGCTGACTGAAGGCTCTGGGGGTTTCCTCAACTTCACGGCACGAGTCGGCGACTTCCTGGTCGCGCTGCGCAAGGCGATCCAAGACGGTCAGGGGTTCACCAAGATCTTCGATGGGCTCGAGAAGATTCTCGCTGTTCCCATCGCGTTGTTCAAGGCACTCTCCACTGTTCTCGGTGAGCTGTTCAAGAACGCCAACAAGGGCGGAGACGCTCTCAAGAGTTCCGTTGGCGGCATGACCCAAGTCTTGTCCCCGCTGCAAGAACTTGGGCAGAAGATCGAGCGTTTCTGGACGCATCTCGGTGATGTGTTCCAGAAGGTCGCCGACAAGATCAGTCAAGTCACGCGAGAGTTCATCCAGTGGGCCAAGGGCGTCGGCCAAGCCATTGCCGGCGTATTCAGTGGCGGTCTGGACTTTGACTCGATTCTCAAGGCTATTGGTACCGGGGTCTTCGCAGCTCTGATTCTTCAGTTGCGGGGGTTCGTCAAGAAGGCTACCAGTGTCTTCAAGGATGGCGGCGGTCTCTTCAAGGGGATCACCGAAGCGCTTGAGGGCTTCACTGGCGCTCTCAAGGGCATGCAGAACTCTTTGAATGCTGCTGCATTGCTGGGCATTGCGGTTGCTGTCGGCGTCCTGACGCTGTCACTGATCGGTCTGTCCAAGATCGACGCGGCCGGTCTGACTCGAGGCTCGGTTGCTATCGCTGGTTTGTTCACTCAGCTGGGCGCCGCGTTCTTCGCATTCAACAAAATCACGTCCACCGGCTCAGCGCTCAAAATAGGAGTACTTGCTGCCGGTTTGATCTTGCTTGCTGCGGCCATCGATGTTCTGTCGATCGCCGTGTCCACGCTGGGCAAGATGCCGTTCAACGAATTGACCAAGGGCTTGATCGCCGTTACGGTTCTTCTGGGCGATTTGGTATTGGTCAGCAAGACGATGGACGCTGCTGCTCCGGGGATGATTCGTAGTGGTGCGGCATTGATCTTGATGGCTGCCGCCATTCGAATCCTGGTTTCCTCGGTGCAGGAACTCGGCAAGATGGATTGGGAGTCCCTTGCTAAGGGGCTCGTGGGCGTGAGTACCATGCTCGTCGCTCTGGCGTTGTTCACCAAGTTCGCGGAAGCGGATAAGGGTGGCATTACCCAGGGCGCAGGAATCATCTTGCTGGCCACTGGCTTGCGTATCCTTGCGCTTGCGGTGGGCGATTTCTCCAAGTTCGACCTGAAGAGCATGGCGAAGGGCCTGGGCGGCGTCGCTGCTGGTTTGGGTATCCTGACAGGGGCGATGAACCTGCTTCCTGAGGGAGCAGTATTCAAGGCTGCAGGCGTACTGATTGTCAGTGCGGCGTTGGAAATCATCGCCGATGCGGTCAAGAAGATGTCGGCCCTCCAGTGGGATCAGATCGGCCGGGGGCTTGCTGTTCTGGGCGGATCCATCTTCGCCATCAGTACTGCACTGGCGTTGCTTCCGCAAGGCGCCATCTTTAGCGCCGCTGCGATCCTTGTCACCGCAGCGTCGTTGGAAATCGTCGGGAACGTTCTCGGCAAGATGGCCAAGATGAGTTGGGAAGAGATCGCCAAGGGTCTAGTCACTCTTGCGGGGTCTCTGATCATCATTGCCGCCGCATTGGTGGTTATGGATGGGACTCTGCCAGGTTCCGCCGCATTGGCGGTAGCAGCGCTGTCGTTGGCTTTGCTTATCCCCGTCTTCAAGCAATTGGGCGGAATGAGTTGGGCCGATATCATTGCCGGCCTGGTGGGCCTTGCTGGGATATTCGTGATCCTGGGCGCCGCTGGGCTGCTCCTGACGCCAGTGGTCCCTGCGATCATCGGGCTGGGTCTTGCCGTCACCCTGTTGGGCGTCGGTATTGCTGCAGCAGGTGTCGGTGTTCTGGCGTTTGCCACAGGGTTGTCGATCTTGGCAACGGTCGGCGCCGCTGCAATTGCGGTGACGGTCGCTGCAATCCTGGCGCTGGCTGCGACAATTCCTTACGTAGCAACACAGATGGCGTTGGGACTTGTCGCGTTCGCACTAGTGATCGCGCAGTCGGCTCCGGCGATGTTCCAAGCCATGACAGCGGCTATCTCAGCTCTGCTGGACGCGATTGACGTTCTCGTCCCCAAGATCGTCCAGACGATTTACGACCTGTTGGACAAGATTCTGCAGGTGATGGCCCAGCACGTGCCATCCATGGTGGATGCCGGCTCGAAGATCATCGTAGGGTTCCTGAACGGCATTGCCGCTCACCTGAAGGATATGATCGATGCCGGCACGAATGTTGTTATCGCGTTCATTCAGGGAATCGGCCAGAACGCCGGCAAGGTTGCTCAGGCAGCCAAGGACACCGCGGTCAACTTCATCAACAGCCTTGCGCAGACAATCCGAACCGGTGGCCCAGAGATGGGCGCCGCGGGTGCGAATCTTGCGGAAGCTCTTATCCAGGGCACCGTCAACGGCCTGGGTACTTTCGCCAGCCGTGTCGGTGGCAAGCTGCTGCAGATGGCCAAGGACGCATGGAACACGGTTCTGCACTTCTTCGGCGTCAATTCGCCGGCGAAGGAAGCCATCTGGCTGTCTGAGATGATCGTGCGTGGCGGTGTTATTGGCTTCGACAAGTACGGCAGTCTCATGTCTGACGCGGCCGGCAACGTCGCGCAAGACACACTCGACAGCATGATGAAGCCCTTGACGGGCCTATCAGCGGCTTTGGGTACGGAATTGGGCGATTTCAACCCGGTTATTACGCCGGTGTTGGACTTGTCTCAGGTTCAGCAAGATGCATCATCGATCAGCGATATTCTCAGCCTGCAGCCCCTTGGCGTGAATTCGACTCGGTCCAGTGCCCAGAGTGCCAATAGTGGTTTCGAGAGCAACCGCGACACGACGGATACCACTGCAGGAGCAACGGATTCCGGGGCAAAGTACAACTTCACCCAGATCAACAATTCGCCGAAGGCTCTGTCGACGGCAGAAATCTACCGCCAAACCAGGAATCTTGTGTCGACGACGAGGGAGGGTAGCTAGTGCTCACGAAGATCGAGGTCACCAACAGCCGCGGAAACATCTTGACGCTTCCGATGGACGACGATGACAGCGAATATGTGGTGGCCGATATCGACGGTCTCGACCCCGTGGACGCTACCCTCATCTCGTCGGAGTACGCAGGTGTTGATGGCGCGGTGTACCAGTCTGCCAGACGCGGGCCTCGGAACATCGTCATGAAGCTCGATCTCGATCCGGATACGAGCACCTACACGGCTCTTCGACAAGCGCTCTACACGTATTTCCTGCCGAAGAGCCAGATCAAGCTGCGGCTGTACCAGGACAATGGGCTGTATGTGGACATCAACGGCGTCGTGGAGAAGATGCCCGCGCCGTTGTTTGTCCAGCAGCCCACGGTCGATGTCTCTGTGATGTGCTACATGCCCGACTTCACCGATCCGAGAATCGTGGATTTGGCGGGGTCGACTGTCAGTGGTACGACGAACACCGTCATTGCGTACCCGGGCAACGTTGAGACGGATACGGTGGTCACGGTCAATGTAAACCGCGCGGTCTCGGACCTGACCATCTACGCCTCAGATGAAAGCGGAACTCTGCGGCAGCTCGACTTCTCGGCAGCGCTGCTGGCGGGGGACGTGCTGGTGATCAGTTCACTGCAAGGCGCCAAGGGCATCACGTTGACTCGTGCCGGGGTAGCGAGTTCGCTTCTCTATGGGCGTTCTGCCCAGTCGAATTGGATCCAGCTGTTCCCTGGCAACAACAATTTCCGCATTTTTGCTCCGGGGGATCCTATCCCCTATGTTTTGGAGTACGTGGTCAGGTATGGAGGTCTGTAATGGATATCTTCATCCTGGATGCGTTGCTTCGACCCGTTGACGTCGTGGACCAGTATATTTCGTTCTTGTGGACGGAACGCTGGTCCACGATGGGGGATTTCACGCTCGAGACACTGGCAACACCGAATAACAAGCGCAGGTTTGTAGCCGACGCGATGCTGTCGATCCCGCAGTCCAAGCGCGTGATGATCATCGAGAAGGTCGAGGAAGTCGACACCATTGAGAAGGGCAACACCCTCAAGATCACGGGGCGCTGCTTGAACTCTCTGCTCGAGAAGCGTCTTGCTGCATCAATCAACGTCGTCACGGGCATGATCGCTGTGTCATCGGATACGGTCGGTGCTGCTCCTCCCGAGTTGATCACGTACTATTTCTACCAGGCATGTTATACGGAACCGTTGGATCCGAACGACGTTATTCCGTTCCTGCAGCCCGATGGAACGACGTCGCTATATCCGACGGAGAATATCTCTGTCACGTATCCTGTGGACTTCGAATGGTCCATCAAACCCATGAACCTGTACGCGGCGATTCAGACCTTGACGTCTGCGTACGAGGTGGGATTCCGTTTCTACAAGGATCCGAACGCCTCAAAGCTGTATTTCGAGTCCGTGCAGGGCTGCGATCGCACTACTCGTCAGACGACGTATACGCCGGTGATATTCTCGCATGACATGGCGAACTTGATCGACACCACGAACATCGTGGACAAGTCGACGTACTACAACGCCGTCTGGATGGTGTACTCCTACAAGGACGTCAGCAACAACGACGCGATTGTCAGTCAATATGTCACTGCGCCGGATCTCTCCCTGTCCGGCGGAGGCTTCCAGCAGAAGACCAAGCTCGTCATCATCACCCAAATTCCCGAGGGGATGATTTTAGCGGATGTTCCGGCATATTTGACCCAATTGGGACAAGCGGAGCTAGGTCGGTCGCAAACGGTCAATGTGTACGACGGCGAAGTCGCCCAGAACAGCTCATTCGTCTACGAGCGAGACTACAATCTCGGGGACATTGTCGAGGTTCGTGGCGACGATGGTGGCATCGCGTATATGCGTGTGGTCGAACAGATCTTCAAGGACGACCAGGGCGGATACGCAACCTACCCGTCATTGGTGACCAAGGACTTCGTGACGCCGGGGACATGGGCCTCGTGGAAGTACGATGTCGAATGGTCTCTGTTCGGTTCGTCGGAATACTGGTCCACTCAGTAGAAAGGAGGCCACCGTGGCCATTGGTGACGCAGCAGCTGCCGCAGGACTTCCCTTGGTTCCTGATACTGGTGAGGCCGGCAAGGTCAAGTACGGCGCTCAGGAGATCAACCGAACGCGTGACGAGGTCGCTGCGCTGATGGGGCTAGTCCCGGCGTCCAAGTCGGCAGCTCGAACCGCCGCGGGAATCAGCTCAGGAACCTCTGACCCCGTGGGCGGTGTGGACGGCGACATCTACTTCAAGATCCTGCCATGACCGACTATCTGCTCGGTATTGGCGGATCGTCGACAATGATGATTCGTGATCTTGGACCATCGGTCGAGTTCTGGTTCCAAACAGGGCCCGACACATGGAACAACGATCAATGGTGGTCGTACAATGCCAACGGCAATTACGTACGCCAGAAATTCCGCCTGCTGAGGGGCGGAGGCTGGCAGTTCTTTGGCTATGTCAATGTGTATGAAAGCCAGAACGTTCGTTTCACCATCGAGGGTTCTGGACTTGGATGGAGCACCACCAATTTCGACCAATTCATTTCTCGGTCGAGCGTTCCACCTCCGCCCACCATCAATTCAGTCACTCCGACGTCGACAAGCGCTTTTCATGTCGTCTTCACGGGAAACGGCGATGGCGGCTCGACGGTCGACACCTGGCAAATCGCGTACAGCGTTCCAAATGGTCCTACATCGTACGTATATTCCAGCGGGACGTCGGACATCGGTGGATTCAACTCCGGCGACCTGATTTACTTCTGGGCTCGCGGCCATAACTCGATTGGGTGGGGCGATTGGTCTGTTCGCGCCGAAGGTGTCACATGGACTGTTCCCCGGGCGCCTGACGGTCCTGATCTCCTGTCCGTTGGACAAAAGAGCATGCAGGCCCAGTACGACTTTGACGAGAATCCCAACAATCCCACTACGTTGGAGCGTCAGTTAGGCTATGGAACCAGCCCCTCTGCCCCGACGACGTGGGTCAGTGATCCGTCCGGGATATTTACTCTCTCGGGCTTGTCTCCGGGTGGCACGTACTATATTTGGGGACGCAGTCGAAATTCGGTTGGTTGGGGTCCCTATTCGGATCCAACTCAAGTAGTTTTGGTTGCTGGCGCCCGAGTGTTGTCGGGAGGTCAGTGGAGGCGCGCCGTTCCGTTCGTACGGGTCGGAGGAGTATGGAAGGTGGCTGAGCCATGGGTCAAGAGTCAGGGTCTGTGGAAGAAAACCACAAACTGACACTCCGGGACAGATTCTGGGGTCTCCGGCCGTGGAAGCGTCACAGCACCATTCTCATGGTGGCCGGGATCATGTACTCCATTTTCGGATGGCTGTATGCGTTCGGACCTTCCAATCCGATTCGCGACACCGCCTTGATCGTCCTGACCCAGATCGCTCCGATTCCTGTATGGGGCGGTGTATTTCTGGCGTCGGGCGTGGGCGCGATGATTTCTTCCAGATGGCCCCCCATGTCTGAAGCGTGGGGTTACATGCTTCTCGCAGGTCTCTCCGCAGCCTGGTCTGCCACGTACTTGTTAGGACTCGTGTTCTACAAGTTGTCGGTCAATTTGTCCGGTGTGATAGTGTGGGGATTGCTTGCCTTCATGTGGTGGGCCATTTCTGGATTGTTGAACCCGGACAAGACGGCGGTGATCAGTGGTGGAGGATCTTAGTTGGCTAGGCGGCTCAGCCGTCGCTACTATCGGCATTGTCTCTTCGTGGTTAGCTGGACGCTCAGCTAGGAAAGCCGCACAGTTCAGTGCAGATGCGAGTACCGCCAACGAACGAACTAAAGCCGAGACCGAGGCGTACAGTCGCGCTCGTAAAATGGATATTGAGACCATTGCTCGGCAGGAAATAGAAATCAAGAAACTCAGCGACAGAATCACCTTCCTCGAAGGGGAGAACTCGATTCTGAAGCAACAGGTCGCTGAGCTACAGAAGGGACGAAGACGCAGTGGATAACAGTGGTTTCACCCTGAACCCGAAGGTCTACGATTTCGTCAAGTGGATCGCGCTCGTGGTTCTTCCGGCGGTCTCGGCATTCGTCATCACGCTGGGTCTCATTCTTCACTGGAATGACGCTCAGGTGGTGGCGGCTGTCGTGACCGCGTTCGACACGTTGCTGGGCGCCATGCTCGGTAAGAGCGCCACGAACTACAAGACCCAGAACACCTTGGGCGACTTGGTGGTCATGCAGGCGCCTGACGGGACTGCCGACGGTCTCAGGGTCGTGAGCGCGGTGGAGAACCCCGTCTTCAAGGACGGTGGCCAGGTCATGCTGAATGTGAAGAGGGAGCCGTCTCCGCAGTGATCGCAAGAAAAACATGGCTAATAGTGAGACCAATGAAGGGATTAGCCATGTTCAAGCGCACCGAAGACCCCATCCGGACCGCACTCGAGGCCGAGATCCTGTCCACGTTCAGGATGTTGAACGACGCCACGGAAACCGATGTCCACGGCAAGTTGGTCACGGACGTATGCAAGTTGATGGAGCTCCGCAATCAGGAGCGAATCAGCAAGGATGCGATCGTGACCGCCTTGACGCACATCGCTGGACTTGCCGTCGTCCTGCAGCACGAGCGTGTGCATGTGATCGCCTCGAAGGCGTTCCAGATGATCAAGCGGATCGTCTGACAAGCTCTACTGACACAATCTCGAAGCCTCAAGGCGTGTGACCCGAAAACACGTCTTGAGGTTTTTCGAGTGTTTTACGGGGACTATATTTTTCATTCGCAAGTTTTACAAGGGCTATAATGAGACCCGATGAAAGGAAATGTCATGGACGAGAACCAGGAAGACAACGGCTCCGCCGCCCTTCAACTGCTCGCCGCTGCTGCCACCGGAGTTGTCGTGTACGCCACGATCAACTTCGTGTGGAGGAAGCTCGACCAGAAGAAGGCACGGAAGGAAGCCGCTGCCAACCTCGCGCTCAACGAGGACTGACCCCACCCGCGAATCATAACTGCGAGCCCCCCACAAGGGCTCAAAGTTTTCGGAGGACGACATGCTGGGCAGAATCATCAAGTGGGCCATCATCGTCACGGCAGTGTTGTTGCTGTGGACATATTTCCTCTCCAAGATTGTTCCTGCGTGAGCGACATGAAGCTGGCCATTGCCATTCTGATTACGTGGCTGATTGGTTTGGGCTTTGTGCTGGCGGCTGTAGTACGGCTGGCAATTGATCACTGACTCGCAAGAATTACATGGCTTATAATGAGACCCTACGAAAGGACAAGCCATGTGGAAGAGCCACGCTCTGCAGATGACGCTCGTCAAGAAGCCCAAGAACGCTGCCCCGGCCGCTGAGGACCCCAAGACCGACCCCGCTGAGATCGCCCAGATCGCAAGCGGAATGGTCAAGGAGACCCTCATCGTTGCCGCGGTCGGCGTTGGAGCGCTGATTGTACTGAACGC